GCGCGCACCACAGCCCCCCGCCACCGTAGGCGGTCGTTCTCCGACGGAAACCCCGCCGGAAAAGCTGACCGACGACGAGTGGTACAAGCGGGACGTGGAAAAGCGTCGTAAGCGCTAACCACATCAGGAGAAACAAGCCATGTCCAATGTCGGCCAGGCTCTCACCCACCAGATGATCGCCCGCGAGGCGGCCAAGATGCTGGTGGAACAGAACAACGTCGTTTCCAACATCAACACCGAACGTTCCCAGGAGTTCGGCGAGGTGGTGAACGGCTACAACAAGGGCGATACCGTCAAAGTGATGGTCCCGCCGGTGCCTGTCGTCTATGACGGTGCCAACTTCGCCGGTGGCGGCGCCGCTCCGTCGGTCAACGAGACGTACGTGAACCTCACGGTCGACCAGCAGAAGCACGTCCCGCTGACCTTCGGTGCGAAGGAAAAGAAGCTGGAGCTTTCGGACTTCAGGAAGCGATTCCTCCAGCCAGCGATGACCGCTCTTTCCAGCAAGGTCAATGCGGTGCTGCTCGCCGAGATGAAGAACAAGACCGCGAACGTGGTCGGCACCTGGGGCACCGTTCCCAACTCGCGCACGCCGTGGCGAAATGCGTCCTCGACGCTCGATCGCTTCCTGGCTCCCGAGGACGATCGTTCGGCGCACTTCTCCACCGCGGCCAACGATGCGCTGGCCGAAGCCAATGCGGCCCTGTTCCATACCTCGGACGAGTTGCGCGGCGAGTTCAGCAAGAACGCGGTGGGCATGTTCGCCGGCCTGGAGTTCTTCAAGCAGATGTCCCTGCCGGTGCACACCAACGGCGCCGGCACGGGCTATGTGGTCAATGGCGCGAACCAGACCGGAACGAGCCTGGCGGTGACCACGGGCACGGGCGCCCTCACCCGTGGCACGGTGTTCACCATTGCCGGCGTCAACGAGGTGCATCCGATCACCGGCGTGGATACCGGCAACCCGCGGCAGTTCGTGGTGACGGCCGATTACGCCGGCGGCGCCGGCAACGTGCAGATCTACCCCGCGCTCATTCCGACGAGCGCGACGGTGATCGGCACGGTAACGGCCTCGCCGGCCAATTCGGCGGCCATCACCGTGTTCGGTACGGCCTCGCAGAGCAAGCGCCAGAACCTGGTGTTCCACAAGGACGCCTTCGCCAGCGCCTTCGTGCCGCTGCCGGTCCTGGCCTCGTGCGATGGCTACACCGCGACGGTCAAGGGCATCAGTGTGCGCGTGATGACCTTCGGCGACGGCAAGTCCGACACCGAGAGCACGCGCATTGACGTGCTTTTCGCGCTGCCGGCCGCGATCCGCCCGGATCACTCGTGCCGCGTCACCGAGTAACCAGCAACACCAACCGCAACAAGAGATAGGGGCCTTCGGGCCCCTTCTCTTTTGGAGATCGAGATGACCGAGAACACCAACGAATACCCGCTGATGTTGTACCTGGCCGGTGACCCGGCCCAGGCCAACGTGATCGTGCAGGACGCCGACGAGGAAAAGATCGCCAAGAAGGACGGCTTCGTGCGCGTGAAATCGCAGGATCAGCTCGCCAAGGACCGCGCACAGGCCGAAGCCGATGCCGAGGCCGCGCGAAAGGCCGCCGAGGAGGCGGAGGCGCAGCGACTCAAGGATGAGGCCGCGAAGGGCCAGCAGGGCGGCGGGAGCCGGTAATGACCAAGGTCGTGGAGATCGTGCGCGATGCGCTCTCGCATCTGCGCGTCATCGATGCGGACGCCGCGCCCGATCCCCTCGACGTGCGCGATGGCATTCGTGCGCTAAACCTGATGATGCGCACGTGGGAGGCCCAGAATCTCCCTGTGGGCTGGGTGGATGTTGACGGCCCTGACGATGACATGCCCACTGAGCCGGCCTTCGACGAGGCCATCGGCTACAACCTGGCCGTGAGGCTGCGAGCGCGCTACGGCGCCACGCTCGATGCCGACGTCGTGCAGATGGCCACAGACGGCAAAGCCCTGGTTTCGGCCATGTGCACGGCCACGGACTACGCCCGGCTGGACTATCCGGACCTCCCTTGCTCGGAAGGTGCGAGCCGCATCGGTGACTATCAGGAAGGACTCAGCGGCCGATGAGCAGGTGGCAAGACGCCCCCATCGTCGGCGGGGCCTACAGCGACGACACGCGGCCATGGTCCGTGCAGGACACGGTGAACCTGATCCCCGTGTACGCGGAGAAGGAGGGCACGCGCTCGCCGAAAATGCTCCGCTGCGCTCCTGGCGCGTCGGTGTTCGCCGACACTGGCACGAACGCGCCGATACGCGGCATGCGCAACGTGGAAGGTCTGTTCCTGGTTGTGGCGGGCACAACCCTGTTCTCGGTGGCCGCCAATCGCTCCCTCAAGCCGCTGGGCACGATTCCGGGCACCGGCCGAGTGGTCATGGCGCACAACCAGATCACCGGCGGCAACGAGGTGGCGATTCCGGGCGGAACCTCCGGGTACGTGTACAACACGGTGACCGGCATCCTGCAGCGCATCACGGATGACGCGTTTCCTGGCGCCGTCAGCTTCGACTACATCGACAGCTATATCACCTACGTGGAGCCTGGCCGTCGCTTCGCCGGCTTCTCGGACCTCGCCGCTGCGTCGTCGTACAACACGCTCGACCGTGTGGAGGCCGAGGGCTCGCCGGACAAGCTGGTTGGCCAGATCGTCACGCATCGCGAGTGGTGGCTCTTCGGCGAGCGGACCATCGAGCCTTACATAAATACCGGCGCATCCACCGGAACCTTCCAGCGCTCCAGCGGTACGGTGATGGAGGTGGGAGCTGCCAGCCCCTACGCCATCTCGAGGCTGGACAACAGCGTGTTCTGGCTCGGTGGAGACGGCATCGTTTACCGCGCGAATGGCTGGTCGCCGCAACGCATCTCGACCTACCCGATAGAACAGGCAATCGCGCGCTGTAACGCCGCGTCGGCATTCTCCTTCACCTTCGAGGACCGCGGGCACAAGATTTACTACTTGACCTTTCAGGACGGACAGACCTGGGGCTACGACGTCGCCACCCAGGAATGGCACCGCCGCCAGTCCAAGGGCCTTGACCGCTGGCGCATGAACGATCTGGTTCAGTGGAACGGGAAGTGGATCGCCGGCGACTACGCGAATGGCAAGCTCTACGAACTGGATTGGGACGTGCAGTCCGAGGCCGGCGTCGAAATGGAGCGCATGCGCGTCACGGGCGTGCTCTCCGACCAGCAGAACGCGGTGATCGTCAATGCGGTAGAACTCGTGTTCGACACGGGACAGCCGCAGAAGGACCCGCAGCCCATCCCGCTGTCCCTGTCGGGCGACCTTCCGGACAGCATCCGCGGCACGACGATCAGCGCATTCACCTACGGTCACAGTGGCGGCCGGGCGCCCGTGACGGTCTCGAGCACCGCGGGCGCGCTGCCCACGGGCGACACCATGAACAGCGGGGGCGTCGTCTCTGGGCGTTCGACGGAAGAGGGCTTCTTTGCCTGGACGGTCACCGGCGTAGATGCGGACGGTCGGATCGCTCACCTGCCCGATAACGCGACGATCGCAGCGTCTGGCTATGACCCGAACTTCGACGGGCTGAAATACCTCGTCGAGAACTACCCGCTCACGAACGCATACATGGGGCTGGGCTTCGACGACAGCGCATGGCTCGAAGGAAACATGCCGCTCGGAACCTCAGCACGACCCGACGCGACGGCGTTCGGGTTCCCCGCCGAAATCGCCATCGACTGGCCTCTCAGTAAGGCTGCCTACTTGCGTGGACGTTTCACGCTTGCCGCCCCTCGAGACATGAAGCTTTGCATCTACGTCGATGACGCGGCGGACGTCTACATCAATGGCGTGTTCTTTCAGACATTCCAGACGATCTCCCACGGCACGCCGGGCGACGAGACCTACTACTTCGAGCAGGTGGTGGACGCTTCGAACTTCGTCGCCGGCGACAACCTGATCGCTCTCATGTGCAACGGGTCGCTGCACGGCGTCAACAACTACATCGACTTCCGCCTGGACTTCATATGAGCACGGTCGATTTCCGCTACAGCAAGGACGGCGGCAATAACTGGTCCGACTGGCGGACCTACGACCTCGGGAAAACGGGCTCTTTCATGAAGCGCGTGGTCGCCCGCCGCCTCGGTCGCGGCCGCCAGTGGGTTTTTGCCTTCCGTATTACCGACAACGTGCGTGCCGACTGTCTGGCCGCCAGCCTACAGCTTGAGGGGTGCGATAGCTGAATGAAGATCATCGACGGATTCGTTCCCGACGCTGCGGCGGTGCGGGAAGAAGCCCTGCGCGCGGACTACGTGGACTGGCCGGGCCACGATGGCGAGGTCTACAAGCGCATCTGCATCTGTGAGGTGCCAGGCCTGCGCGCCGCGATCGAGCGTGAGATGGGTCCGGTCCAGATGTTGGGCATGGCCTACCGCCTGAACTTCGAAGGTGAGATGCCCAACGCCGCCGTGCACAGCGATCTGGGGTGGGGCACACACGCGCTGGTGCTCTACCTCAGCGAAGGCGAGGGCGGCACCGCCTTCTGGCGCCACAAGGCGACTGGTGCCGAGCGCATCCGCCAGGGCGATGAGGCCCTTTGGCACGCCGTGCGCGACGACTGGAACAACGAGGACGCCTGGGAGCAGGTGGGACTTGCCGAGATGCGCATGGGCCGCGCCGTCATCTACGAATCCGAGCTTTTTCACAGTCGCTACCCGTTCGCCGCCTTCGGCAGCGGTCCCGAAGACGGTCGCCTCGTGGCCGTCGCTTTCTTCACGCCGGAGGCATCCGCATGAATATCCGCCCTGCCACTGAGGCCGACGTCGACGGCATCGTCGCCATGTCCGCCAAGTTCTACGCAACGACCTCTTACCGCACCTTCGCCAGCATGGACGAAGAAACCGTCGCGGATCTCGTGCGCACGCTGATCGACACGGGCGTGATGCTGGTGGCCGAGGACGCCGGCGAGCTGGTGGGCATGGCTGGCCTCTTCGTTGCCCCATTCATGTTCAACAGGCAAAGAACGGCTGCCTACGAGGTCGTCTGGTGGGTGAATCCCAGCGACCAGGGCGCCGGTGCGGGCAAGGGCCTGCTCGTGGCGATCGACGCCGCGTGCCGTGCGAAGGGCTGCGCCATCGTCCAGATGGTCACGCTTTCCACGAGCCCGCCGCAGGCCGCCGCGATCTACGAACGCATGGGCTACGCCCATTCCGAAACCTCCTACACGAAGGTGCTCGACTGATGGCCGCCATTACTGGTGCAGCGATTGCCGCGGGCGCGGCGGTCTACTCGGCGAACAAGCAGGCCGGCGCCGCGAAGGCGGCCGGCAATAAGGCCCAGCGTGCGGCAGACGAAGCCGCGGCCCGGATGGAGCAGAACTACCAGCGCACGCAGACCAACCTGCAGCCGTACATTGACGCCGGCACGGACGCGCTGACGAAGATCAAGGCCGTGAACAACGGCGATTACACGGGCTTCGAGAATTCGCCGGACTACCTCTTCGCGCGCGATCAGGGCATCCAGAGCCTGGACCGCAGCGCAGCGGCGCGCGGCGCTCTCTACAGCGGCGGCCAGTCGGCGGATCTGGCGAAGTTCGCTTCGGGGCTGGCCAGTCAGAACCTCGACACCTACTACAACCGCCTCACCGGCCTTGCCTCGATGGGGCAGGGAGCCTCGACCAACCTGGGCAGCATTGGTGCCGGTGCGGCT